TTTGACTCGCCAGGAATTGTCGGAAGCTATTTCTACTTTTAGGTTCCAAGCCCAGATTGCTGATTGTTCACTCTCTGGTGGCACCACGATTTTCCCAGACGGAGAGGTGTCTGCTATGCCTAGTGGAGATTTTTCCCCGGTCGGCTATGTTAAGCGTGGTGTCAAAGGCCCCACAAAGACAAAGCTGTCACTATCTGCGGTGAGTGAACTGTCGATCGTGGCGCGGTCTTGCAAGAAAGCTCCAGCCATCCTTTCCATTGACGACGAACGATATGATGGGACGTGTGAGTCGCAAGAGGCGTTTGTCGCAACAATATCCGCTAAGAATGCGACGACGGCACTTCCATTTAACCAGTTGCACCTTGACATGAGTGTGAAAGATGTCGTTTCCACCTTTGATTTGGACTTACCCTGTGGGCTGACCACGGAGGATGAGATGATCAATGGTGGAGGGCGATTCCCCAATCTAAATAAGATTGATATGTCTACTAGTGCCGGTTACCCCTGGAAGTTTGCCCCGCTTCCCGGTAAACGCTCGTATTTTTCTTTTGATGAAGCGAGTGGTAAGTATGAAATGACCAGCCAAAAGCTGCGAGACCAGACTGACAAGTGCGAAAGCTTGATGAAACGCGGGTTTAGGCCCCAGTTCATCTGGATGAATTTTTTGAAAGATGAGCTTGTGTCTCAGAAGAAAATTCGGTCCAATACCACGCGCGGAATTTGTGGATCTCCCTTGCATTATACCTTGCTATGCAGGAAGTATTTTGGAGCCTTCATGAATTCCTTTTACGCGTCTACGCTGACATCCGATAGCGCAGTTGGGATGTCGGTTTTCTCACGAGAGTGGGATGATCTCATCCGCAAGCTTAAGCGAGTTAGTGACGTTGGGTTTGATGGTGATTTCCAGAAGTTTGATTCGAGAATGAATGAGCAGTTTATAACGGCGTTCGTAAGAGCGGTTGAAAACTGGTATCGTGATAGAGATCCAGATTGGGAACCATCTCACCAGGTGGTGCGATACATCTTGCTTCATGAGATGATGCACACACTTGAAATCGTTGGTAATTCCATCTTCCGCTCGCATCATGGAAATCCCTCCGGTAACCCACTCACCACTATTGTTAACACTGTCTATACTTCGACACTTTTAAGGCTGGGCTATCTAGACATTGTTAAGGGTGCTCGTGAAACAGACCCAGAGTTGATCCGCAACCAGGCCGTGTCCGGCCTTGATGGATTTTCCCGTAATGTGGCAATAGCCACATATGGTGATGATCATGCTGTGGCGGTTCATCCGCGTGTGCCGTTTAACAGCGAATCTTTTGGTAATTGGCTGTCTAGACACAATATTGGTTACACTCCAGCCCACAAGAACGAAGCCCTCAGCGCTACCAATAAGCCCATTGAGGACCTCATGTTCCTTAGTTGTACAACGATCGAATCAAGAGATTTATTTGAGCGGCGAATGTACATGCCTAAGGTCGATATAGGCTCGGTCTCAAAGTGTGTTAAGTACATTAGGG